AGCGCCTTGGCCGCTGCTGGCATCAGCTGAGGTCTCTGAGGCATCAACGTTGACAGTAATAGTCGTGCTGCCCATGCCAACACCGTTTGGCAGGATCGTTCCAGCACGGTCAGGCACAAACAGCTCAGGCCCTCGCTCACCGACGATTGACGGACGGCCTACAGGTGGGCGGCCACCATTGGCGAAGCCGGGGAGAGCAGAGAACAAGCTGCTACCAGGGAAAGCAACCTTAAGGAGTGAGTTGACGCCTAACTGCAGGAGTTGATTGGCAACGTTATTAAGAACATTTCCTAATGCCTCTGCAGCACTTTTCGATTGCATCAAACCAGCAACAATGTTGTCGCTAATAGTCTGCCCGATGCGTTGATACATTTTTTCTTGTTCTGTTAGTTCTTTCTTTACATCGTTTTCTGCGTCTTTTCGAGCGCGTGCGGCTTCTTTTATGTTAAATGTCTCCTGCAGGACTTTGCGTAAGGGGGCTAGTTCTTCCTCCGTCAAATCAGGGAATTGCTGCTTTAGGTTCGCGAGATCAAAAGTATTTTGCAGCCTTCTTGCTGCTGCCTCGTCAGTTTCTTTTGCTACGTCTCTATCTTGCTTTGCAAGCGCAAGAGCTTTCGCTAATGCAGCTAATTGCTTAGTCCTGTCGTCTTCTGGATCTGTGCCTCCAGCTGCTGCATCCTGAAGCTGTTTCAACAAGGCATCTAGATCTGCTCTAGTTTCTGCAGCAGTTTTACGTCGATCTGCGCTGAGCTGCATCAGCTTCATCGATATATCGACGATTGCTTGGTTTGCGCCAGCTAGTTTCCTTTCGAGATCTGCAATCTCCCCAGCAAATTCATCTGCTCCGCTAATTAACTCAAACCCTGTTTCTCCTTCTGCTGCTTTAGCAGCTTTATTCCTAAGGGTTTCAAGCGTGTTCTCAAGCAGAGCCCGCGAAGCTGTTTGTGTAGCGAGAGCTTGCTCAAGCTGCTTTTCTGTTCCGAATTCAAGCACATTATTCAGATCACGTTGAGCACCATTCGCCTCGATCAACTTGCTAATAACAAGATCAAGACCGACTAAAAGAAAGCCAAACGGTATGGCGGTTTTTAACAACCGCATCGACGTCGCTAAAGATGCTGTCGCTATTTTTGTCGCAACAAGTTTAGCTTTCGTCGAGAGCAGCAACGGAATAATCCGTTTTGCAAACGTAAATGCCGCAGTCTTTTGCAGAAGAATGAACGCCTTATTAGCAAGGAAAATCTTTGCGGCGAATCCTGCCATTGAAACCGCAGCCTTGATTGCCTCTGGGTCGATCCCGCGAATGAAACGAGTAAACGCAGCAATTTGTGCGTTCACCTCAGTCAAAAGATCCTTGAGGCCAGGACCGAAAACCTCGTCAAAGACTCGGGCTAAGTTTCCGACGTTGTTAGCAAGAGCTTCAGTTTGTCCCGAAACCGTATCTGTCAGCTTGTTAAAGGCGCTTTCCGCAGCCCCCGACGAGTTCTGCTGGTTCTCTAGGGCCTGGTTGAACTTGCCAAGTCGATCATTGACAAGCGGCATGATTGCGGTCAATGCCTCGACGCTTCCGAACAACTGAGAAATCTCTGCCTCACTGCCGCCGGTTTTATCGATTACCTCTTCGAGGAAGCCCGCAAAGCCTTTCTGCTTAATAGCGGCTGTGCTGAACTCAATCCCCAGCTCCTTCGCCCTCTTTGAAGCCTCTGCGGTCGGCTTGATAACGCCTGCGATGACCTGACGGATGCCAGCAAAAGTCGATTCAACCGGAACACCAGTTGCAGTAACAGCGGAGATTGCGGCGTTTAGCTCATCGATGCCTACGCCAGCAGCCGCAGCAGTCGGAGCAACACGACCGATCTGCGCGGCATACTGTGCAACGATAATTTTGCCGTCGTTCTGGGTTTGGATGAATCCATCGACGAGTTTCGACGCTTTATCAGAACTGAGTCCGTAAGCGTTCAGAACAGAGGTGGTCGCATTAGCGACGGTATTCAAGTCTGAAAGCCCGCCCTTAGCGCCGAGCGATGCTGCCTTAAGAATGTCAGACGCACTTGCTGCGTTATTGAATCCCGCAGACGCAACGTCGTAAGAAGCAGCGAGCAATGTCGTCTCGCTGATCTGTCCTTTTAGCTGGGCACTAACGCCCTCTAATTGCTTCTTTAACCTGTCTGAATTAACGCCAAGGGTTTCTACAGCGGCTGCAGCGGTTTCAGCCTCCTGCATCCCTCTAAGGAACCCGCCGACAGCACCAACCCCTGCTAAAGCAGCAGTAACTTTGCTTACGGTTCCCTGTAATGTCTGTGCAGCTCTATTGACACGATTTAGAGCACGCTCTGCACCGCTGCCATCAACCCTTAGGCGTACAGAGGACTCGACTGCCACAGATACGCCTCAGCAATAGTTCAATGTTACCGCCGACTGTGCTTTGCGCGATCCATTGCCTTTTCTTCTTCCTCTGCCTTGACCTGGTGGTAGGCAGCGAAATGCACAAGCTCCGCATCGGTTAATTCCGTGCGAAGCCTGCTGACAGTCATCCCTAGTTCGCAGGCCAAGTGGAACTCATAAAAAGCCCACTTGTCCTGCCTCAGTCGTTTTTTGCGTCTTCGAGGCTTGTCTCTTCACCGAGCCCGAAGAGAAATAGCTCGATCTCATTAAGGACAGACTCGGGCAGTTGCCGATGCAGCTTCGCAGCATCTGCAGCAGCAAACGCCTTCGTGCCATCTTCCAGCTCTGCCATCTGACACAACATCTGTGTGCTGATGTCTAGAGCCTCCTCAGTTCCCGCATAGCTTTGGGCTTTCTTGCGATCTGCGCGGGTGATCGGCTTGAAAAACAAATCGACGACCTTTTCACCGGCCCCGTTCTTCAGCTCAAACTTGCGGCGCTGGTTGAGGTCAAACGCCCCAACCAGCAGATCAACGGTTCGATTTGATGCAGGCATTTAAGCAACACTTTTGCCGCTCAAACTATAGCCTTATCACTGAAGGTTGGAAGTGATAGTACCGGAGGTGATGAAGTTGCAGGTAGCAACAACAAGTTCACCGACAGTTGAAGTGATCTCCATGTCAGTGATGATGCCTGCAAAAGACACCGAATCGGTACCGTTTGTGTTGCCAGTCGTGAAAAGCTCAAAGTTGGCATCCACCGCGTCCGCCGTCTTGACAACGTCTTCAATCAGTTCGGGCTGATTAGTTGCATCAGGGTCATAGACCAGCTCCACAGTGCCGGAGCCAGAGATCAGGCCACCCACAAAATTCCTGAAGGTGTCGCCGTGGTCTGTGACATCAAGCGTTTCCTTGGTGATGCTCAAGCTCCAGCTGCGTGTGCCGACGACAGTGGCAAGAGTGCCGCTGCCAGTCTCAAACTCAACTGAGCCTTGTTCTCCACGAATGATCGCCATGGTCAGAGTTCCTCGATAAATTCAAAGGTCACACGGACCTGGGTTTGGAAGTAACCCTCGGGACTTGGCGAAGCCGAGACCTCTGGGCCGGAGGGAGCGTCGAAGAAGACCCCCGACACGATATTTGAATTATACAAATCTCGGATCCGTTTTCCAATGACAAGGTTTGCCCCAGGGCCGACGCCTTTGGCGGAAAAAATGTTGATGACGACTAGGCCGACAATCCGATTCCGAGAGCTTGTTGCCAGTCCGTGCCCGAGATATTCGCTAGCCCCAAAGGTTGTCAGGCATTGCACCCAAGAGCTGTTCGGCGTGGGCTCATACGCCATGTTGTGAAACACGACAGGGATGGCAGGACTGCTGGCAAGCTCAGTTGCGAGCCTGCCTTCAATCGTTGCTCTAATTGAGTTGAGGTCAGCAGCAGCCATTAGCTCTCCCTAACGATTTTTCTGTACTGCCCTTGTGCCCAAGACTGCAGCTCTTTTCCGATTATGTCTGGAAAGCCGGGGACAGTCCCTTGCCTAGTCCTGTACTTACCGCCCCAGCCAGGGGGCAAGTTTGTGCCATAGCAAACAGGCTCTGCGTACTCAACGTTGTTTACAACCTCTCCAACAAAACCACGCACATTGCTTTGCCACGCCTCCCTCAACCTGCCGCCTGAACCGTGCTCTAGCAACGACTTTCCGTAAGGCACGGTCTTGCCTCCTGACTTGAAGAACATCGGAATCGATGCAAGCTCCTCCGGTGAATAGTTATCAAGAGAAAAAACAGGGGTAGCCACCTTTACACGCTTCTCCCACTCAAGCGTCGTCACCCTTACAAGCTTCAACACCTCGCCCTCCATGTGCTTGCCGATTTGGTCGAAGCGGATCTGACGACGTGCCATAGCTATGCCCTTAGGATCAGCTCAAAAGTGATCGCAGTATTGTCCTGTTCCGTTGTGTCCACACGGATGATTTGATGAACAACGCTGCT